GAAGGTGCGTTTGTAATTAGCCATGAACGGCAGTTCGCGGTCAGCCAGCCAGAGGGCGTAGCCACCGAAGTCCTGAGTGATCTTGGCGATTGGAGTGCCGTTGAGAGAGGCGACGATTGGGAAGCCTTCCCTGGCACTTGCATACTGTACACGACTGCCCGTAGGCGTCAAGGGTTCAGCATGCTGAAGGCGGTAATTCTTTGAGTCCAATGAGTCTCATGGCGAGAAAGCTCTGCGCCAGCAGCGGCAACAGGGAAAGCCGGCTGATCAGGGAAGGCGTACAGGGCAATGAAACGCTGCACCTGGATGCCGTAGTTTTCAGCCAGACAGAGACGATACGCCTGCATCTGGGTCATGGCTTCATCGCTGATCTGCTTGGTTGGCTTCGCCTTGCCCGGTGCCTTGGTCTTCAGGTCGAGCAGGCAGAACTCACCGTTCAGCTTGACAAGGGCATCCAAGGTGCCGGCAAAGGGGACCAGTCCTTCATCGCTGCAGACCTGATGCTCAGTGCAGACAACGTGATCGAGGTGCTTCCAGAGAGGAGCCTTGATGATGTTTTCGCACCAAGGAGCAATGTGTTCAGGAATCTCAGGTGATTCTCGATTTAAGAATTGCTCAAACCAGTCATGGATCTGGGATCCACGTTTGGCAGCCTGATCACGCGTCTCATCAGGGTCACCACCTTCTGCCAGGATCTTTGCCTTCCACCTGCGCAGTGCCATCTTTGTGGCTTCTGATTGGGTAGCAGAAAGGATCGAGGTGATGCTGCTGTAACGCAGGTCAGGGCGGCGTTCGTTCCAGTAGTAGCGCGGCTGCCCTACAGGATTGCGCTGTATCAGTGGCAAACGCTGCAGAGGCACGAAGTCGCTACTGCTTTCTGGGATGGTAACGAACTTCACAGGATGAAATCATCCTCAGGAATGTCTTCAGAATCACTGGCTTCACGTAACAGGTTGCGATATTCGGGAAATTGTCCGGTGTAGTTTTTTGCCATTGGGTGACGCCGGAACTCGGCAAGATTCATGGCTGTGCCTGGAGGTGCTTTGTCGAGGTCGTCTAAGGTCCAATAACCTTTCGCTATACCGTCACGCAAAATTTTGCATGCAGCAACAAGGTCAAAACTTTTTTTCATTTTTTTAAATTCAAGGTTTGTACAAATGATTTAAGTTCGTCCATTGGCAGTAAATATTTTTGAGGAACAAAATAAGCATGCCTATTTGTGCCCTGAGGATCTTCGATAAACTCCTTGCGCATGACATTTTCCCCAAAATTCCAACCATGAATTCTCACTTCAGGATGTTGATATGTACAAGAAATGAATATTTTACGAGGGTTGTCGTTTAAGTAGATTAAAAGCCTTCGATTGTGTCCATGCGTATTCTTTACTTCTAAGTTGGGTGGCAAATCAAAGCTGCCTTTGACTTCTTCGAGTACGGGAAAAAGAAAATCAGTCAATTCAAGATATTTTGCCACGCAAAGTTCGCCTATTGCTCCAATAATATCATTATTCAATTTTGTATTTTCACAGCCAATAAAATTATTTCTTTGCGTTCTTCCCTGCTTTTGAGAATTTTGACGCCGAAGAATTCCCTGCTCTTTAGCGAATGAATGTTCCTCGTTGCTTAAGATGTAGCTGATGTAATCCATTAAAACTCCGTCTCCTTGTAAGAACCAAACGAATCAAGGCGACCCCAAACCTTTTCCTTGACGGCTTGGCGTTGCTCCTGTTGTGCAAGGGGATGCTTGCTGTAGCGGCCAGAACGCGAGGAGTTGGGGTCTTCCTCGCCAGACATAGGCACAAACGTCCAATACAGACCGTCGCTGTCGTATCTGCCCAGGGGATGACCGTGAACGGCGTCAGGGGGCGGAGAGGTGCTGTTGTTGGCCGTGTAGCTGACAGAGCGTGTCTTGGCATCAGCGACCTGCCAGACGTGCTTGCCGGCATGCTCAGGTGCGAACAGTTTCATAGTGAGACTCAATTGAGATAGATGAACAAGGATCAGTCCTCAACCCAGCAGCGGTTGCCTTCGTCCCACCACCGGCCAGCACGTTGAGGCTTGTGCTCTTCGAGGTACACCTCGTACTTGCCATCCCGAAGCCACCGAAACAGGTCAGGAAGGCTACCCACGAACTCGTCAGCACTCTTCTTGCGCTTCTGCTCCTCAATCGCCCTTCTAGCGGCTTCCAGGAGCCTCTCAGCGCCATCCTCCTTGGTGATCGCTTTCCACTCCTCGTACGCCTTCGGTTTGGTTTGAGACGACACACGGTCAGGAGCGGACTGGTACAGCCTCCAAAAAGTTTCGAACTCTTCGGAATACTCCGTTTTTGTGTATCGCTTTGAACTTTTTGGCTTTTTAGGATTTTCAAATTCGACCGTATTATTTATATTATTAGATAATAATTCTTCTTTAATAGAAGAAGAAGAATAAGAAGAAGAGGCTTCGCTCGCTTTCGCTCGCTCCGCCAGCGTAACGGGCGCGTCAAGCACCTGCTCGATCAAAAGGGCGCAAAACGTAGCCGTGGGAAGGGATCTGGGTTTTTTGAGCAGGAGTTTTTCGGCGGTGAAAGCATCCAAAGTCAACTTGATGACCATTGACGCATCTGAACCTGTGGTTGCCTCGGGTTCCATGAAGTGCAAAAAAGCGACTCGAGGTTATATGGGTTTTCAGGTTCCGTCAAGTAACCTGAGGTGTGTCTCAAGGAACTTTTTTGAGACTCAACCCAACCTTGACAAAGTGGGTATGGTGTTCAGGTACTCAAGCCATTTCCCATGGCCATCCAACTGACCGCCAAAGCTTCCACCCTCAAGACCGTGATGCTCCAGCTCGACCCTGAGCTGTACACCCGCATCAAAACCGTCGCCAAGAAGCACAACCTGCCCGCCGCTGTCGCCATGCGTCAGATCCTAGAGCAGGGCATTGAAGAGGTCGAGGCGAACGCCTGATGACCAGCACTCCCGTCTATCCCAACCTGGCGGGAGTCATCACTCTTTCTGACATCAAGCAGAAAGGGACTGGCTCCTTCGCCGCTGATTACATCCCTTGGTCAAAGGTGATGCAGTTGATCAACCAGCACGCCAATGGCTGGTTGCCCGAGCTGATCGCTGCTGATGACTCTTGCTTCGTCCACCGGGCACCTGACGGCACTGGCTACCTGTGCATTCAGTTTGTCAATGGCAACTGCAGTACCCCGATCTGGCCGTTCCCGATCACGGATGCACGCAACAACGCCATTGCTTACGACAAGATCAGCGCCCGCAACTTCACCGATTCCCACCGCCGAGCACTGTGCTCTGCCGCCGCTGCGTTTTTCTCGCTGGCGTATGAGCTGTGGGCACGTGAGGAGGTTTCAGCTTCGTCTGAATCAGTTGAGACTCAACCTGAGATTCAACTGCAACAGGACACCCCTAAGCCTGCCGCCAAGCAGCGCAAGAAGGATCCTGAGCCGACCAAGTTGTCGCCGTCTGCCGACAGCGAAGCCAACATCAAGCAGAGCGCCATCGATCAATGTGTTGATCTGATTCAGTCAAAGCTTGATCGCACTCAGCAGATCGCTTGGATCGCCGACAAGGCAACCAAATGGGATCTGGAGGGCAGCGGCAGTAAACTTGCCCAGATGACCATTGATCAGCTCCTGAGCTGCATTGATGAGCTGAAAGGCAAACCCAACCTGAAGCAGTGATGGCTACCCCCGCAGGAAACAAAATGCGGGTGCAAGTACTCCTTGACCCTGAAGCATTGCAAATGATGGAGCGTGAAGTCGCGCTTCGTTACAACAGTGCTTCAAGGGTCACTGTTTCTTCTCTCGCCAACGAGATTATCAAATCTCACTACGCAATCCTTGAGTCTCAAAATGTACAAGACTGAATCAACCTTCGAGTCAGCCTTCACCGGTCAGATTTCGCTTTTTGCCAACAAAATTAAAAAACACGAAAAATCTCCCGACAAAACAGGCACCATTGAACTTGAATTGTCAGAAGCCATGAAACTGGCTGAATACCTGACTTCTCACCCTGGCGAGCAAAATTACGCTGGCAAGACCGTTGTCAAGCTTGCGATCAATGCTTGGGATAAATGCTCTGATAGTGGCACTGAATATATCGGTGGCACTGTCTGGGCGAAAAAGCCTGAAGCCGGCGTGAATGACGTACCTATGTTCTGATGGACTTCACGGCTCTGTTCCCTGAGTACGTTGAGCCGAATCGCGGACCAGGCATTTCCTATTGCGTTGCACCTAATGCACGTATGTTCGACTACGAACTGGCTTTGCCTGGCGAGCGTCGGTTGCGTGGCTGCCTTCGTGCTGTCAATAAAAAGGATGCCGAGCGCATCCTTCAAAACCGACATCCCGGTGCCACCAAGATTGACATCGGAGAAGGACGCAAGATTGTTTCTGCTCCACCGAAGACTTGACCCATGCTGAACAACAGGGCATACGTGGCTGACAAATTCAAGCCATTAACGCCACCACCTCCGCCAATTCACAAAAATCCTTTGATTGATCGTGAATTGATGATGGCTTACGCCCGTAAGCGTTATTACGCACAACTGACTGTTGACATTGACGACTGATGAAACGCAAATTCAGCAGCAAAGATTTGGCATTGTTGTGCGCATCTTTGCTTGAAACCAACCCTCGCAAGCCTGGTGCTGAGGACTTCGAGGTAATGGACAACCGCCAGTACATCCTCGATGCGTTGTACGTCATTGATGGCCGGCACAAACCAAGCCACAAGATGCACAGCCTTTACACGGGTCTGTTCACCAAGTACTTCAAGAGCTAATGAAGGCGCCCCATCGTCTACCCCGCTACCGTCATGGGAGATGGGTTCCCGTCATGGCCGCTCCCAACGCCGACTTCGAGTTCACGGAGGGTCATATCCGCATCCTGCTTTGGATGTGCGATTCACATCAAGAATGGGTTGATAACGCCTGCGCCAAGATCATGCAGAACGGTGAAATGCCGTCTGATAATTTGATGCGCTGCAGGGAAGGTATTGCAGACCTCAAATGCTGGGGATTGCGTCTACTTGAAATTGTCGAGGCAACTCCCGATGATGAAGAGTACGACGATGAAGACGAGGACGACGATGAGTATTCATCGGAACTGGCGCGTTTCGCAGGTAATCTCGAAGCGGAATGGAGCTTATATCGACGTGCTGGAAGACGGTCCGTACATCCTTTACAGAAGCTGCGCCGGTGGCTTGTGTCGTTACTCGGATGACCTGTGGCAAGCTGAGATTTACATCGAACACCTGCTTGCTCAGATGGTGCCTAACCCGACTGAATGATTGACTTCTGAAGGATGTCATCTTCAAGATCAGGGCGCCCCAAGTTACGAGCAGCTTCACCAGCCAGCCATTTGGTGATGGTTCGCTGCTGATGCAGCATGGTATTGAGCAGGAGCGCGGCGTTGTATATCCCTTTGATGTCGCCCTGCTTCAGCCATTCCTCCAGCATCTTGGCTGTGGCTATCTCGGAAAACTGGCTTTCCTGAGTGCGTTCAATCGGATGCCAGTCCATAAGCGGTCTGAGCAGCGGATACTGCCATACTCTCAGTATCAAAGCAGGTGGGAAGGTAGAACACCGTACTTTGCTTTAGAAACCACGCAGACCAATAGCCGCTGACGCCAAAACGTACCCAGACGGCACCGTGGCCGTCACGTGAAAAAGACGGAGGAGTCACTGGTTTTCTTCTTCCTTTTGGCCGCAATCGTTCCTACGATTTATGCAAACGGAGGCGCGTCATGCACTCTTGGATCGACGAGACTAGTCTGATTCCAAAGAGAGAAACAAGGGCGCGATTCAGGTTAAAAATATTTGATGCTTTCTGTGGTAAATGTGCCTATTGCAATGAACCTGCTCAGTCGTTAGATCACATCATTCCACGGCATCGTGGTGGACAGACTGTAATAGAAAACCTAGTGCCAGCATGCCTGCGCTGCAATGGATCCAAAGGATCAACAGAATGGACGCTTTGGTATAGACGGCAAAGTTTTTACACACAAGACCAGGAAATTGCGATCTGGTATTGGATGTACCAGTTCAGGGATTTACCTTAGAAGCTGATACTTTTGTGTCGTTGTTATAGTGCCCAACTTCGGCATAACTTTTGAGTGGTTTTTGACTCATTTCAAAGAAGATTATCTGTCCAATTTTGAGTCCAGGGTACAGCGGCAGCGAATGCATTTTGCGTGCGTTCTGCAGCTCCAGCGTCAGCTTTGAACCGTGCCAACCTGGGTCGATCCAGCCTGCAAGCATGTGGGAATAACCTTCCCTTGCCCTGCTGCTTTTCAGCGCAAACTGCCCGCTGATGTGCTCGGGTACATCAAAAGTCTCACGGGTTTCAGCCAGCACAAATTCCCCAGGGCGCAACCAGTAGGGATCTTGTGCGGTGTAGCCATCAAGGCTGAGCAACTGCATGGTCATGTCCACCGGCGACTCGATCATCAGGTTGTCGCCCAGCAGCACGTCAATTGATGCGGGGTTCAGCAGCTCCAAGTCAAACGGCACGATCATTCCACCGCCCTCGCACAAAGAGCGGATCTGCCAGTCACAAAGAACAGACACTCAGTAATCCCAACGTACGCGTGGACGACCTAGCCGCATGCCGAGGTGGACGAACCCCTTGGTTGCGCCATATCCCAGCGAATACGGCCAAGTCCGATCACAGTACTCTTGCACCTCATAGATGTCCACGTCCTTGACGTAAAAGTCAACGGCGCCAACGCCGGTCATGTTGTAAAGATGCTCGCTGTTGCTGGCACCACCAACTTGTTTGTTCACCGCCGGTGGGCGATAGCCGGAAGTGATGATGATCGGCTTGCCACCAAAGTGATTGCGCACGTTTTCTAGGTATTTGCACAGCTCAACAGCGGTGTCACACTGTGCCTGCACCTGAAAGCGACGCTTCTCATCAAACAAAGCCAACTCCCCATAGGTGATATTGGGCGTCACCTTGAAGTTGAATGGCTTGTCAGGGGTGAACTTGTCGCCTACTGGTTTGCCCTGCACGTGCTGATTCATCAGCTTGATCAGCTTGTCGGCGTAGGTGGGATCAGTGGCATAGCCATCATTCACCAGCCAACGCGCAGCATCCTCACGATCAGATGCGTTATTGCAACCCTTGTAGATGTGATAGTCCTTGTACCACCGCTCAACCAAGTAATACACGCACGTCTCAAGATCAGGGAAATCCAGGAACGTATCTTGAATTGTGATCCACTTGCCGTTGATGTATTCCTTGGTGTTCCGTGTAGTGCCGTTACCCTTCAACCCAAAGTAATTGTGCTCACCTGATACGTGCTTGCCGTAGCCAGATTCCAGTGCCCACTGCGCGGCAACAAGCTCAGGGAATTTTGCACCAGCCTTTTTGGCAGCAGCACAAACACCATCCCAGTTGTTGTCAAACCTGTCCTGCTTGCCAGCCTGACTCCAAGTCTTGAACCAGATCTGATCCCTATTCAAGATGCCAGGCTTTGCCTTGAGAATGGCAGATTCCAACTCAAATATGGCCGCCGTTTGATGCGGCAGTTCCTTGTAATACTTGAACAGATCAACTAGCCGAAGGCGGTTCTGGGTCGTCATCGTTCCAAGGAGATGAGATAGACATCGGACCACCCAGAAGGCGGCTTTCTCCAGTCTGCTCAGGCGTAGGCTCTTCGTGTTTAATCACAGGCTGACGTTTGTTTCGCTCCATTTCAAGATCAATTACCTGATTGACCTTTTCAATTTCACGATCCAGTCGTGGCGTCAGAGTTGCGTGAAACTTGGCTTGTTGTGCAGCACGCAGTAAGTGATGCCGCCAGTCACGCTTGTCGTAACGCCACAACCAAACAACGTCAGCGTTCAACGCTTTGGGAACAGAATCTTCAGCGCCTTCACCACAAGCTGCACCCAAGAGTTTTCCTTGATTGGCAGCAGTGCAATGATTTCAGAGCCGGCAGCGATGATGATCGCAATGGCAGCAGCGGTCGTGGGATCCATGACGAAATAGCGTCTACTACCAGCCTATCGCCTGATTTCCAACTTGATCAATCGCTGCTCGTGATCAAGGATACGATCATCCATCTTTCCAATCTTTTCTTCAAATTTGACTTGATTTTGAAGTACGTCATCAAGTTTCGTCGGCACGGTATAGACCAGGTAGAAGATGCCTGATGCCAAGGCAACCGTAGCTGCAACACCAATGCCTGCAATGGTTTCTTGCTTGACTCCCCGCCAGAATCCACCTTCAGACATCGCACGTCTGCAGCTACGTTTAGATCTTACCGCCCCTGACCACGAGTCAATTTACGACCGTGATTAGCAAGCGAATGTTTTCCATTTCCCTGCCGTGTTTTCTTTGGCGGGCGTGGAATGCGTTGAATTGATTTGACGCCAGTCTTTGATTTAACCGCCATCACTCCTCTTCGCTATCGCCAGCAGGCTCCACATCATCAGCAGATACAGGCTCAGCAGGAACAGGAGCGTAAGGGTCAACTGGCCACACGGGATAGTCGGCACCAGTAATGTACGCCGCTAATTCCTCAGTGTCGGCGGTGTCACGAATTGCAGTCACCTTGACGCCAGTGGCAAGGCGAATGTCCTCACGCCAAGTTTTCAGCACTGGATCCGCCACCTTGCCGTTGTCAGCCTCGCGGATGATGATCCAGTCAGTAGGAGCCAGCAGGGTGTTGGCGGTAGTGCGCGTCTGCTGCGTCCACTGCTCCATTAGTTGGGTGTGGTCTTTCCAAATAAGGTCGCCCTTGTCGTCATAACCCCACGCCCACCTCTCATCCCACGATTTGGGATCGGGCACCTCTGTGATGCCGATTGCCAGGCGCTCTTTCTGGCTGCTCAGACGGAGCCAGTTTGCGGGGTACTGGATGCCAGCGTGCTTGAAGGGCACGTCAGGGGCAAGTGGCTGGCCGTCGAGGATGAACATGGGTCTGATGCGCTGGATTGAGTCTAAATGGACTGCCTAGGCTTGTTCACTACTCACCTGGCGCGGGCGTAATTAAAGGGCGATTCCGCGAAACTTGCGTACACATACGTGGTTCCGCTTCCGTTCACTTCTGCGCCGGACGCCCGCAGTTTGAACCCGTTGGAGAGAATGTCCACGTAGCGAAGTGAGCTAGAAAACTCAGCCCCTGATGTGTCTGCCCGCAAGAATGCGTCGACTACGTTGTAAGTGGATCGCGCTGTGTCGATAATAATCCAGCTTTCATTTGCAACGGAAGTTGCCTTGATCATGATCCAGCGGCTTCTGTGTCCGGTGTAGATAAAGCTGCCATCTGACGAACCATTCCCTACATATGAGCCCATCGCAGAGTACCCGACTACTGGGGCGAAACAGTAGGCGACCATTGTGGCTCCACTTATGTTGTTGTCGTATCCGGTAAGAGTGCCAAACACTGTTGAACTAGGGGTAGTAGAGCCCCAGAAATTGCTTACATTTGTTTGGGCATTTGTGTTGTTTAACTGGAGAGTGTAATCTTTGCCGGTTGAAACGTGGTAGGTCTGCCACGCACTTGTTGTGCTTCTTGCTTTGACAAAAATTAGACCCGGTGCCACACCTAAACCATGTCCTACGGTGCCATTTGAGCTCGTGCCCGTATAGGTAACAATCGAGAAGCCCGCCGTGGCGTTAGCTCGCACACTAGAAGTGATGGAGCCTGCTGTGTTCGTAACCGTTGAGGTTCCGGCGTCCCAAGCCCAGCCGACATAGGTGCTTGAGTTGAGGTTGGTGTAAGTGCCATTTACCGTGCCAGACGCGACCGAGAAGCCGTCGGAATTGAAGGCGCTTAAATAGCCATACTCTTGGGTGGCAATACTTGACGTGTTGCCTTCCTCAAATGTTCCGCTAGACACCAGTTCTTTGTTGGCGCCCGCTCCACGGATCGCGTCAAACAAAACATGATGCGCTGCAGAGTCCCTGCGCTTGATCCATACCAGATCAGGACTGAAGCCCAATCCAGTGATGTTTTGCGTACTGCCGTTGCCGGTGTACGTTTTCACGTCCATCACCGTGGAAGGCTTTGTGACTGATGGGGCGGGCAGGTTTGCTGTGCAGAGTGCTTTGAAGCCGCTGGGGGCGGTGTAGGCGAAGGCGCGTTGGCCGAAGTTGCAAGCGTAGGCAGGCACAGGGTTTCCATTTCTACCTGCAACTGGACCGTAGTTTCCTGTGACGCTAGTAAAAGCCTGCCCTTGCGATACGCCGTTTTTGTAAAAGGTCAATGTACCGTTGTCGGCATCCCATGCAATGCCAATAACATCTCCGACCGTGTACGAGGCTCCGTAACTTGTAGCGCTGTTGTTGAGTCTTTTTAACCCATCGTCTCTGTATCCCCAGGACTCGGACCCACTGTTCCCCATTTCACCAGTGTTGCCAATGCTGCCAATACCAACCAGCCCATAACTTGGAACAGAAGGCTGGGCTGTCATAGTGGCTTCCCAATACCATTTGCCCGATGATGCGGAAAACGTCGAATTAGCGCGTCCGTTGCTGCCTATGGTTACATCTAGATTGCCGTTTGCATAAGTGGAGTTAACCGGGGACAGCGGGTTCCAAGTGCAATAGTTGCCACGAACCTCGCCCCCCACGCCCGTGTCCGTCTGCGCCCCGTTAGTGGGAACGTCAACTACGGAATCGTTGCCGGGATCGCTCAGAACAGAGCTGGATGCAGTGAAGCTATAAATCTTGTAGCCGCCGGATGTTGTTTTTGTATAGGTCAGGCTGGAGCCAATAAACGACAAATCGGGATTGGTATCGGCATAGCGGATTACAACAACGCCAGAACCACCATTGCCGCCATCTCCACCGAACTGACTGCCGCCACCGCCGCCGCCACCAGTATTTGCGGTGCCGTTACTGCCTGCGCCTCCTGAGGTGAACGCGCCATTCCCGCCGCCACCTTGGCCGCCTGTGCCCGCGCCACCAGACAGCCGTGTGTCTCCTGCGCCGCCACCGCCACCGCCGTAATAGGTGGATGTGCCAGTAATGGACGAAGTTGCGCCGATGCCGCCGTTACCACCGCCACCCGTGCTGGTCGTGCCGTTAGAACCTGCTCCTCCAGCACCACCACCGCCGCCAGGACCACCGGGATAGCCAAAGCCGTTGCCACCCGCATAGCCTTGGCCGGATGTTCCAGCGGCGCCGGTACGAGCTGAAGAATTAGATCCACCAGTCGATCCACCACCACCACTGCCGCCAGTAGTAGGAACGCCGTTATCTCCACCACCGCCGCCACCGCCATACGCAACGATTGATCCGAAGCGAGAGTCGCCGCCGTTAGAGCCTGCGGTATTACCTGTGTTGCCACTGCCCCCAGCACCAACGATGACTTGGTAAAGGGAGGAACTGGTGATTGAAGTGGACGAGGCAAGAACGCCACCGCCACCGCCACCACCTGACAGGTCGCCACCTGCGCCACCGCCACCACCTACAACGAGGTAATCGACGCTGCTGACGCCACTGGGGAATTGGATGGCGTTTGGAGTTGAGCTGACGGACAAATTCGACGGGGTGAAGTTATTCCCGTTGCCCGAAGTGTCCTTCCCTAATGTGGTCGCGGTAGCTGCACTGTTGTCCGCAAACTCAAGGTGGAAGCCGTTGGTGCCGTAGCTGCCGGTGTATGCCTTGGGGTTCCACACGCCGGTGGTGGCGTCGAACTCGCCGAAGCTGGTGGGGTCTAGGGCTTGGCCGTCGATGAAGTAGATGTCGGCGAGGTAGCCGGAGAGATACCTGGGATCAGCATCTCTTTGGCGACCAATAAAATGAACTGACGCTTGGTTGAAATTCGTATCTGCATTTTGCGATGGATTATTCCTGCTGCTGAATTGCGTAACCTCGCTTCCGTTAATGTAGACTCTTACTCTGTTATTTGCCGTTGCACTTGTTGTATCAATCGCAAACACTACATGATACCAGGCAGAGGCATCTCTGAAAACTTGTGTTGTAGATAGAGCGTTAGATCCAGCAATTACATTGGCTTTCAAGCCATCTTGTGCAAACGCCAGAATCACATCGTCCTGCATACCAAAGAGTGTGTACTCAGACGATGAAGAAAGCGCACTTCGCTTCACCCACCCCGCCCAAGTCCACGTCTTGCGGTTACCAGCAGATGCAGGTGTGCGGCTTAAGTAAGCCGAATCGGCGGAGTTGAAGCGTAGTGATCTACTAATCCCTGTAGCGGCAGCAGTAACAGTCCGCAGCAGCAGTGCGTTGGCGTTTCCGGGAACTCCCATTGCTTAGCTCAGGTTGGTGATCAGCGTAGCGGTGATCTTCGTTGTGGACTGGACCGAATACACCAGACAATCCACGGCAGCGGCAGTAGTGGTCAACGTTGGTGCTGTGCCGCCGGTGAAGTCCCACTGCGATCCATACGCCAAAGTACGGCTGCCCGTGCCGTCCTGCGTGATCCAGATACAACCGCTAGCTCCAGCGGTCAGGTTCGTGGGGTTGGCGAGAGTGCGGTTGCCGCCGAGTGTCACGCTGAAGTTGTTGGCGAGGCTGAAATCAGGCGTGATCGTGGCGCCGTCGGTCAGAGCAGAGATTGCACCACGCTGTTGTGCCGTGAAGGTCTGCGCCGTGGCCAGTGCGGCGTAGCTTGCCCATGACAGAACACCAGAGGCATTGGTGCTTAGTGCTTGGCCGCTGGTGCCATCAGCACTAGGTAGCGTCCATGTGACGTTGGTGCTGATCGTGGAGGGTGCCTGCAGTGCCACCCAGTTGCTGCTATCGGAATCTGCAAAACGCAGGTCGGATTGGGCGTTGAGGGTGATGTCGCCGGTGAAGGTCGCACCAGAGAGGGCAGCCAGACCCAAGTTGGCGACGGTCACGTCACCGATGGTGATCCAGGCGCTGTTGGCGGCATTACGCAGTTTCAGCAGCGGGTTGGGACTGACGCTGGTGTCAATCCAGAGCTGATAGGCGTAAGTGGTGGTGGGGGCAGTAGAGCCAGAGTTTTGGCTGACGATTGCCGCCAGGATCGTGTTCAGCTCCGCCCGGAAGTTTGCACCGGACTGGTTAGCAAGGTTGTAATCAGTTGCCTGTGCCATTAGGTGATCTGCCTGCCGTGGCCAACGGCTTGGTAGTCAAAGGTCTTACTCACCATGCTACCTCCACTGTTTCTGAAGGTCACTGTGAATCCGGTGCGGCTAATACTGGAAAGGGTGAAGTAGTCGCCGGTGGCCATATCCTGCGCCGTGATGCCCACGCTTGGTGTGCCATAGAAGGCGGTTGGGAAGGTCACGCTATAAGCTGCAGCACCACTGCTGAGGTTGCGCTGCTGTTCGGTGCGGCGCTCGAAGTCAGCCTTGACGCCCAGCTCCTCCACCACCACGTTTTGCGCTGGGTTGCTGCTGGTGGCCACCAACTTGAACTGGAAGCCGCGACCACGGTGGTTGTTGTTGACGAATGGCTGCCAGTCGCGCCAAGTCGGGGTGCTTGATGGGTTGTCGGATGTTGTACGGACAAACAGTTGGCAGTTGGCCGCACCAAGGTCGTCGCCGTCGATGTCGTCCCACAGGTCGATCAACTCCAGGCGCTCATCCCAAGTGTTGCCGGGTTCGTAGGAGCGTGTCTTGAGGATTTGCTGCAGACCCAAGTCGTAGACAGCGCCTAGATCAAGGGTTTCAGCGAACTGGTACTCGCCCTCGCTAACCGCACCACCGATGTAGTCGATCAGACCCAAGCCATCCCAGTTGTTGTCGGTGGCCATGTCATCAATCAACTCATCCGCTGACAGCACCAGACCGACCTCAGTCTCGTTGTAGTACATGTCAGTGGCGGTGCCGTTGAAGGGCGGACTGTTGTCCTCCTCGCGGTATTCCTGCACCAAGAACAGATCCTGTGGTGCGGGCAGATCGACCACCACACTGGCTGTATCAGCAGATTCGTTGCCAAGGGAGTCAACGGCACGGATGAAGTAGGTGCCCTCCAGCAGTGGGACAATTTTGCGGGTGCTGCTGCCGGCAACTGCAGGCACGATGTCGTTCGAGCGTCCCCACGTGGCGGTTACGTCGGTCAGCGGGGTGTGGCGGATGCGGACTTTGCCGCCGATCTTCACGTCAAGGTCAACCGCCTGCGGCCAGTACAGCTCAGCGGTATGCTGATCAATCGGGGCGATGAACAGGTCAGGGATGGTTTCCGGTGGCGCCGTCTTGCCAATGGCGTCATAGGTCTTGGTGGCAGCAGGGGATCGCTTGCTGTTGATTGCACCAACGGCGGTCACTTCAATCTCGTAACGCCCCACGTCACTGTTCTGGATTTCGTAATCAACAGAACGAACGTTGCTGCGTACCCAGTTGCCGTTGTTGTAGCGGTAACGCACCTCATAGGTAAGGGCACGCTCAGCAGCACGCCAGCCAACAATCAACTTGGCCAGCACCTGACCGTTACTTTCGTAAAGCACCTCATTGACAATCAAGTTGCTTGGCGCCAGTGGCGGCTCGTTCAGGTCTGAAACATCGCGTTGACTCAGTGGAACATCGCGCTCGATGTAGTCGTATTTCGTGCTGTTGTACGCGACAGCAGTGATTGCAAATGTTTCTTTGTCTTCCTTGACGGACAACACGCGCCAAGTTGACATGGCGACTCTGCTATCACCAATAGTCCAAGGCGCACCAGCCACAGGCGCCTCAGCCAACGTGGCACCCGGATAAATGGAGTTACCAACCAGTGTTGAGCCTGCAACGATTGCAAGTTGACCACTGGGCAGCAACACATTGAGGGTGAAACTATCGGGCGGACCGCTGGGGAACAGATCAACGTCAGTGCGATCCAATCGAACGCGAGTTGTAGTCGAGCCACTGGTGCAACGGCCAGAACGCACAACACCTGCACGCACCGGATCGCCGATCTTGATCAGATCACCAGGGCGAACCGTGATGCCGGCGGCAATGTCAGTACTGAAGCTGACAATCTCAGTTTCGTTTTGCTCTGTGTAGAGCAGCCATTCACCAACACGTCGCGCTTGTCCTTGACTTGTGCAACCAAACGCTGAAATCTCAATTTTGATGACACCGAACTTCTCAATGCCCGCCTTGTCTTCAACGACCTCATAGGCAAGGTCGCGAAGGTTCATGTCGAAATACTGCACCACAGCAACGGTGTGGCGAGTCTTGAGGCTGCTGCCGCTGTAAGAAAAACCTTCTTCGGTGACGTTTGTTTGGTTGAAGATGTAGGAGTAATCTTGCGGGCGATCCTGTGAAATTTCCAGTGACCCTGCCGACCAGAACGGCATTGCACGGAACACTGAGCACAGGTCGTTGATCAGCTTGAATGCTTCTTCTTGCGTTTGAATGATGACGTTGCAAGCAAAACGTGGCTCTTGACCACCCTTGCCATCAGGCACAAGCTGCCCCGAATACTGACTGGCAGCTAAAAAGCTCCATTTATCAAGTTGCGTCGAATCAATGTGATCGCCAAATCCATATCGCTTATTGGCTAAAAGATCCCAAAGAATCCAAGCGGGATCGGTTGTCCATTGCGCAGCGCCAAATGTGCCATTCCATGTGCCCGCATAAGTCAAGCGGCCATTTTCAGCGTCAACAGTAGCGTTACTAGGAATTTGTACTTTTATTCCACGAACACGGTACGAACGCTGGGGGATGCTGCTGAATTGCTCCGCATTTAACTTGACTGCAAACAATGCGCTGTTTGGATATCGCGTTTTGGCGTTAATTTTTTCTGTGTAGTCGTACCAATAGAAGTCACTATTTTCCGTTGTGCCACCTGACGGAGCGGCATCAGCACTGATGCGAACAACTCGAATATCAACTGGCGGTGGCGAAGTTAAATCAATGCGATGGATGCGTTGATAAAGATCAGCCGTGCGGCCAACAATCTTGTCTGCAAAGACTGTTGAATAAGGACCGCCGCTGTAAGAAACACGAATTTCGTAATCAATCCGACCGCCTTCAACGTCACCGTTATTTTTAAAAACTTGTAGCGCAGGAGTGCCAATGGTTACGCGAACTGCATTGACATCTGGATCAGTGATTGATCGAGTGACAGGCGTACTGTTTGTAACCTTGGTATTGACAACCGTGGTGCTTTGGTTTGCGTCGCCTACGTTTTGTGTATAGGACTGGAGTTGCGTGCCAGTGCGAAACTCAAAAACAGCACCAGTTGTATCAAAGTTGTAATCAGCGGCTTGAGCATTGGCCGGATCTGCGCTTTCGCGCAATATTGGCGTGTTGTTGAGATATACATCTTTCAACATTGCGGTGTTGTATTCCGCAGTGCCAAGTGTGTAATAACGCGCAGAAGGAAACCCCTCTATTTCACCTTCGCCAAGCAAGTCGATAATTCTTGCAACTTGCTTTGAGTCAAGGTTGTCAGTTGTGACCTTGGCGCTACCGCCACCACCACCGCCGCCGCCTTTACCACCGCCGCCACCACCGCCGCCAGAGCCGACAATTAGATCCTTAGGCATTGGTGACCTCCTCGGTATTGATACCCGCAGAAATAATTACACTGCCGGTAAAGACTTCGCCGTAAATCACTGGTACTGGCACACCTTGACGACTGACGTTTTGGATGCCGCTAAACGAATATGAACGCTTGGGATCCGTTGCGCTATCAGTGCCAGAGCTAATTGTTGAAGTTGGGGTTAGAAGTTGGGCAACGCCACCAAGAACAAGGCTGGCGCCAATGCCGGCAACAATTGGCACTGCTTGAGCACCAAAGGTAAATAATCCTCCAGCAAGAGCTGCTCCAGGCGCAAATAATATTGCAGCAGCAATCAAACCAACACCAGCCAAAATTTGTCCTGCGCCACTACCAGCGCCAGCAACGACAGGCACGATCCTGATGGCTTCTTGTGGTGCGGATGGGTAGTGCAGTTGCACCGGTTCATCCACAAGCTGCAAACCAAGCCGGCCAACAGTTACTTGGTATTCGCCTTCGCTCATCACGCCACGAAGGCTGGGGAAATTGGCCAGCAGGAAACGAATTGCCTCAGCCGGTGACTTCACCGCAACCTTGAAACTCCGCTGCCCCAAATGCTTTGCCAGCTTGCCGTAGACCTTGATGACTCGGAACATTTCAACACCTACTGGTATGCCGAACAATCAAGCCTGTGCTCTTCTGATAGTAGCCACCCCAAACGTCACGGCTACTGAGGCGACCGCGTAAATGGTGCAAAATCCTTTGCTCACCCACGTAGACCGCCACGTGGTTCAAACCAGGTGATCCGTCAAGCTGCATCAAAATTGCATCGCCATATTCCGGTTCACTCAATCCCAAATCAACAAAACCAGCAGCGGCAAAACACTCTTTGAACATTGGTGCTTTGTGGAAATCCAACATTGACGGCGGACGCTGCCAATCAGGCAAGTCAAGGTTCAATTCTTGTTTGTACCAGTCGCGTGCCAATGTCCAGCAATCACTGACGGACCACACCCATTGCCTTCCGATCAATGGAGCAGCGTACCCTTCCGGTTCAATGCAACACCAAATTTCCGTTCCAGGATTGCAGATGTACCAAAGCAAACCTGATTTTTCGCATGCCATCCGATCAGCCTCACTGGCTTGAGCCGGACTTTGTGGATGGCTATGAAACACAGCCGTGACTTCACCAGCTTCTTCTGCGCTGATGTAATCCTCAGGATCTAGGACGAAGAAGTCACGAGAATCCGCCAGGTTTTTACACGGCCAATACTTCTCTCGTCCCTTGATGACCACCACCAAACCACATGCCTCTCGTGGCGCCTCTTGCAGGGCGTGTTCAAGAGCAGCAGCTTTCCAGTGTGTCATCCGTAGAAGGTACCGGCGCTGGGGAATGATCCAAATGGTAAGTCGGCAAACTCACCAAAACGCTTCTTGCAGGAGCTGATGCGCTTACCGCAGACATCCTTGAGGGGATCATTTGTCCCTGTTACCACCCGAGGCTCTGTTGCACTGCTTTGTCCTTGCGACCAAAGAGAAACGTTTGCGCTTGTATAAAGATTCAAAACACCGGTATTGCCTATGTTCAATCGATTGTTTGCATTGCCAGTCACGGCAGTGATTTCATATTGCGGACCGGCTGAAGTCAGGACGCTAACAGATGGATTGTTGTATTTAAAAGGGTTGCCATCAGACAGCGTTTTTGTCAAATTGATTGCTTCGCCTTGATACCAAGTTCCAGTCGACGCAGTGATGGTTGCGCTTTGGATCAAGTTCCATGCATATGTTTGACCGCTGTAACTATTTTCCGTGGTAGGACTGGATTCAAATACAAATTCAACAGTTAAAGATCGACCGTCAATCGTAAAAGTTTCTGTTTGCGTATTGGTCAAACCAGCGGAACCAGGGTTAGACCCAACACATTCATATCCAAAACCACCGGAACGTCCAGTGGATACATCGGTTGGATACCAACCCAAAAATTGCATCGTTGTTGGCTGTGCTCTGGCAACTGTGTTGGTTGCCCAAATGGCTGAACTGCCGTTGTAAATAACAAGGTTGCCATCAGATTGCATCTGCAACCGATATGTGCCATCGCCGTAGACAGTATTGCTTGCCCAAGTGGCTACACCAGCCTTGTTGTACATAACAAAGTTGCCGTCCGATTGCATAACAGCGCGATACCAACCATTGGACGAAACAATCGCATCGCCTTCGTTTAAAACCTCTCCAACCGTCAATTCGTTGCCAAACGATGTTGCATTGAAGTTTGTTGCAGCCACTGAGTTCACGGGATTATCAAATTCGTCAAAGTAATTTGTCCCCTCATAGCCGCATTCTGCGCTGCGGTATTTCCACTGACAAATGTTTGCAATTACCTGCCGCTTGGGAGCGCGAACATTGGCCAAGTCAAACGATGCAGCCAATTCAAATTCAACGATTTCGCGATTCTCTAATGACTTGCGATCAACGTAATAAATCTCGCGTGGCATTTCTTCGTTGGCTGGCGTCCCATACGGATTGGTTCCACTGGCAAAATTCCTGCCATCCAAGAAGCGACTTAAGGTTCGGATGCGTATTACTTTTGCGCCAATCAAATCATTACCAGGCGTGAATTCGTTGACGCCAATTAACAATGCAGAAATCGTGCCAAGCAGGTTGGCAACTCGTATTTTTGGACGTGGCAACTGACCACTGCCGTTGTACTCAAATCCTTCAGCCTCAACAGGCAATGCGGTATAGGTATTTCCGTTCCAATAAATATCCCCAGCAGTTGCTGTTTCATTGACGCCCGCATGAAAGCGAACAATATCAGTGCTGCCATGCAGTAATTGATCAAGGTGCAGCTCAAATAGCTCAATGATCGCGTAAGGATTGGAGCTAAGTAGCTCCTTAAACATTTCGCTCATGGTTCAAATACCTGCACGAAACTGGCCGTGATGATATTGATGTTTGCGTACTGCAGCTCCCTGCTCCAATTGGGGCAGATGTATTTGCCAGCAGTGCCGCCGGCAGGTGGTGTCCAATCAAATGGAGCAGCATCATTTGCCCGAGCATCAAAAAATGCTTCAATCGCATCTGCATCGGCATTGCTCTTTGCCGTCCACTTCAGATCCCAGACCTTCGGGTTCTGATTCAAACCAAAACGCAAACGCTGCTGATAGCCATCACCAAACTGAACAGTGCGCAGCTTTGGTTCACTCTTCTTGGTCAGGCTGAAGTCAGGCGTTGTACCGCCAGTGCTTGTACCAACCGTGGCATCGTTAAAAGTAGCCATTACGCCAGCAAGCCTCCAGGACGCTTCTGCTTGATCAATTCTGCCTGCACAGCAGCACCAACAGCACGTCCCAATGCATTTGCGTCAGGTGCATTTCCTTGCACGCTGGAGCCGCTTGCATCGACGTTGACAACCACATTGGCACCACCACCCTTCATGGTCACCGGAATAGTGCGACCATCAGGCAAGGGCACATAGGCTTCAGGGCGGCTGCCTTCGCCGTACATGGCAAGCTGCGGGCTGTTAGCAATGCCTCCAGCGGCATAACGACGCAATTGAAGTGGACCATCTTGGGTCATGATGCCGCCATTGGCAAAACCCAAAAACTTGCCTATCCCAGAGCTACCAGGAAAAAGTGCTTTTAATGTTTGAAAAATTGCAGCCCTCATAAATATTTTGCTCAAATCTAAAAGCACCGAACGAGTGAAATCCGCAAAAGTTGCTTTACCAGTTGCTGCAAATTCCGCCAATTGATCCCCAAGTCCAGCAAGAGCATTTCCCAATGAAGAGCCAAGATTTGCACCAAGATTTAAAGCCGAATCGGCAATTGCCTTGAATGAAGCCTTGAAGTTATCGGCAAAGCTATTTCCACTCTTTGCGGCGCCCTCTAGAGCTTCTCGCAACTTTCGGATTGCCTCAAGAAGTTCTTCTGACGATATTTTGCCTATAAATTTCTCGACTATTCCCGCAAGTTGTTTATTTATTTCAACGCGCTTTTGATCTTCTTCAGTTAAAATTTTTGTCTTCAACTGTGCATCTGAAATTAATATATTAATTTGTGCTCTTGCTTCCGCTTCTTCGTCAAGAGCTTTTATTACGTCTTTGCCAAATCCCTTAAATGCATTCTCAATTGCCTGCTCTAATTGCTGCTGAGACTGGGCTCCTTCAAGAATCGCTTGGTTGACGCCAATCTGACCGCGTTCAAGTTTTTTCTGCAAATCAAGTTCGCGTTCTAAAAATTTTGAATATTCAACGCGAATGTCAAGACCCTGCCGTTCAAGGTTTACGGTGTCCAAGCCAAGTTGCAATTGTTCATTTGTAAGATCAACAATTTTCTTTTTCCTCCTTTCTTTTTTGCCTGCTCCTCCTTCTGTGTCTGAACCTGGCACTGCACCTTCACCACCGCCAAACAAGCCTGCACTAGGCTCAAAAGTTGGAAAATAATCGGCAAAATTTGAGGTGTATTGCTTGAATCCTTCTTTTAACGTTCCAATTGCTTTGCCAAAGATTTTCTCTGGCGTAGTACCAAATGCTTTGGCTATTTGACGAGGAAGGAATGTGGCCAAATCGTAAAATATTTTTGCAAATCCATTGCCAAATTCAAGCAATTTTTTGCTAATTGATGCCAAGATTTTGACTATATCGCGACCAAGATTAAAGAAAAAAGTTGCAACTCTTTTGATTGGCACTGCTGATTGATTCGCCCAGCTTATTGTTTTGGCAAGGCTATCTTGCAAGCCTGCTCCAATTTTTTGGAAAAATCCGCCATAGTTTTCACTTGCCGTATCCAAGGCAATTTGCAATCGAGCACCTGCCTTCGCTGGTGAATCACCAATGATCTTGGCGATTTCGTCATAATCATCTAATTGCTGCTTGGCAAATTTGACAAAATCAGCAATCTTTACTTCGCCTTGCTCAAAAGCTTTTGCCAATTCCGGCAGCGTGCGATCAGTGGCTGCAGCAAACTTGGCAACAGCGCCAGGCAAACGCTCGCCAATCTGACCACCCATTTCTTCGGCGCTTACCTTGCCCTTGCTCAAGACCTGAACGGTGGCTCGAACAATTGCATTGATATCTTCTTGGGATTTACCAAACGCAACGCCAGCGGCAACAACGCCTCTGTAAATCGTTTCTGTTTCTTTCAGGCTCAATCCATTGGCACGTGCAGCTACTGAAACCTGTGCATAACCGGAAATTGTTTCCTTGAGAGAAGTCGCGTAATCATCGCTAACTTTTCTTGCAATTTGCAAGTTCTTTGAATAATCTTCTTGGCTGCTAGATGCTTGAGCAAGAGTTATTTTTGCAAGATTGAGGTCATTGTTGTAGTTGGCAATAGCTGCAGATGCTTGGCGCAGTGGTCTGATGACCATACTTCCAACAAGAACGCCAGCACCTGCACCAGCGGTAGTGCCAACACCAGGAATAACGCTTCCCAAAGTTGCGCCTGCAGCAGCACCAATCAGCTCGTCTGGTCCTAAAAAGCTGGCGCCTGCTGCAATGGCTCCAATCCTGCCACCACCACCCCCACCACGGCGTCCTTGTGCTTTTGCTGCCTGAGCTTCAAACTTTGAGGCTTGAGCGGTAGCTTCCTTGAATTCTTTGCTTGCAATATCAACGCTATTTGCCAATTCACGCCAAGAAGCCGCATAGTCCTTGAGGGTTTTTATGCTATTGGCGCCAGTTTTTTCCTGAACATCGCGCAGTTCATTTGATAAAACCTTGAACTTGGCAGAAGATATTGTTGTTTGATTCGCCAGATTATTTAACTTCGCGCTAAGACCTTGGAAGACTGCTTCGCCCTCAGCCTTGATGCGCAGCTTGATTTCCGAGGTAATTGAACTCATTTGCGGCTCGCATTCAAAACGGAAAGGGCAGCCATTTCCATCACCTGCACGCCCTCAAAGACAGCGACAGGATCCTTGACTGAATACAGCTTACAGAGCCATTCAAGACTCGGGTAGTTCAATCCTGTCAAACCGGCCATGCTCGTCTGCCATTGCGTCGACATGCGGATGAACATCACCACGATTTCCCAATTCTCCTCCCAAATTTCACAATCCTGCTGTACTGCCTGCAGATGTGCAGCGGCAATCTGCTCCTCGCTTGCGCCAAGAGCACGTAGATCAGCTTCGCGCTCGTCTATAACGCCGCCTTTCGCCCAGTACTCAGCGGCGTCTTTTAGTTTTTTGCCGGCGCCCCAGTGACGCTATCGGCATATGCCTGAATCAAAGCCTTCATGACGTACGGATCGTCACACAGCTCTTTCTTGTTCTTTTCAGTGAAAGGGACTGACTTACCAGCCTCATCATTGATGCCATCCCAACCTTCAAGGATCCCATCAACAAGAGCGTCATCACCTTTGTCAATAAGATCATTAAAAGCTGAACGACTCATCTTCTTGAAGACCGCTTCAAACACTTGAGTTTCAAAGCGATTTCCGTCAACCGGAGTTTCAACTTTGACTTCCCATTTGTAGGAAGCAGTCTTCTTGAGGACGAATGCCATGAGCAAAGATCAGTTCAGGACCAGCGACATCTCGTTGTTACCAGCCGTGGTAGGCAAAGCCAGGTACGGCATGGACAGCGCGATTACGCCGTTAGTATCAGCGTAGCTGCAACCGGTGATATCTGTCTGCGCTGCGTTCAGCGTGACGATGTTGCCGGCAGTGGCGCCCAACACGAGGCTGGTGGAGCCAGTGGCAGCCGCTACAGCCTTGGCGAAGTAGTCGGTAGTGCCAATTGCAGGAGCTTCGATCACAGCCGTACCACCAGGGGCGCGGTTGGTGATCAGAACCTCTTTGTTGGAAGCCGTTTCCTTGTATAGCAGCTCGTTGTTGAGCGCCATGTCAAACGATTCAATGCGAGCCGAGGTCACACCATGGAAGGTGGCAGTGGTCACGTTGGTGTCGTTCACCTCAATCGCAGCAGCCTGGTTGGCAACAGTGAAGGAGCCAGACAGGGCGGTGCCGTCAGGGGCGTTGTAGATGCCGATGAACTGGAAGCTAGCAACAGCAAACTGACCAGCAGTCAGGTTGAAGCTCACAGTGCCGCGAGCGCCGGTGATCTTGTGCTGGGTGCCGTCGTAGAAGCAGTAGATCGTGGCAGAGCTAAAGCTGCTGCTGACCGGGGCATAGGTCACCGAGGTCGAGGAAACAATCGTCTCGCTCAGACCGCAGGACTTCAGCAGCGGACCAAAAGCAGGAGCAGTACCAGCAGCACCAGAACCAGCCAGTTCAACGTCAAAGGTCACGCTGACGCGCTTGTTGGCAACCAAGGTGCCACGGGTGCTGTTACCAAGAAAGCCTTGATAAGAGGCTGCTTGAACGTTGTCCGATTCAATCGGAGTTACCTCAAGGTTGGTAACTTGAACCGCGTCAGAACCGCCGACAGGACTAGGGTCAGTCCCATAGGTTGTCTCAATCTTCGCGATCAGAAACTTCTTCCGAGTCAGTGCCATCGGTGGTA